TTAAGCATAATCGGGTTGATAAGGTGTCTTATTCTTTAAAACGCCATAGCATAAATACACAAGCTTTCTCATGACCGCACAAAGTGCAGACATCTTGGATTTACCATTTTTAAGAAGCCTGTCATAAAGTACTTTAGAGTGAGGGTTAAATCTTATTGCAACAATAGCAGCCATGTATAACGCAGCTCGAATACGAGAAGAGCCAGATTTAGAAATGCGTGTCGCACCTCGAACAGAAGTACCTGATTGTTTTTGTATTGGAACTAATCCGACATATGCAGCAGCAGCTCCCGCATTATCAAAATCCTTTCCGTGAAATAAAGTAAGCATTTGCAATGCAGTGCGTTGTCCAATCGCAGGTATTGAAATTAATAAATTCATCTCATTAGTCAGTTCAGAATCATTTTTAATTAATTCACTTATTATGACATCTATATGATTAATACGAGTTTGTAAGCTATCGATACTCTCCTTAATCATTGATATAACATGTAGTGAAGTTTTGGTAAAAGTAGACTTTTCAAGCCTATTACTTTCACGAACAAGATCCGTAGATAAAGCATCACGTCTGATCATTAAATCACGTAGCTCTCTAAAATTCTTAGAGTCAGGCTTCCAATATTTAATTGGAGCTAAAGCCCCGTATTTTGCAAGAACCTCACTATCAACCTTATCAGTTTTAGTTAATATAGACATACCCTGAGCAAAACGACGAGTACGCATTGGATTTGATATAGCAATATTGATTTTTAAATCATGAAGAAAATAACAAAGATTCTCATGATATATTCCAGTAGCTTCAAGTGTTACTAATAAATCATTTGTATTGATATTTAAGTGGGATAACCAATCAGTTAATTTAATAAACCCAGATTCAGAATTAGAAAATATTTTAGATTTCCCTTTACCTGAAATACCATTAATAAACAAACAACAATCTATTTTTTCCTTAGAAACATCAATACCTAAGTAATTCATCATTTCCCCAAATAAAGCACAATTGCACAATCTTAGCTTGTTTATTCAGCATCTAAGTGCTTGGATACCGTCGAGATTTTAATTGTGCAAAGGGCAAATTGCATGTTTATTCTTCTTTGCAAGCTTTTATAGTTAGCCTAAGTGGAAACTATGCAATTTGCTGTCATGATAGCTAGTCACAACGAACACAATATATCAGAAAATCAAGATTATGCCAGTTTATCGAAGTGTCTAGACTACGCCTTGAGACACTCCAAATTTATGAAAAAACCTATGTATACGCGATGTGTCTCAATTCCCCTGAAGACACTTCTTTACGAGTGCAACGTCACATCGAAGAGACGGATTTTTGTAATCAGAGAGAAAGATGCTTAAATTTTTTCCTATGCTCATCGATGAGCTTATTACGATACTCTAAAGGATAATATTTACCCTTAAAGAAATATAAAAAGCCATCTTGTGTCTTAATTCTCTTAGGTCTTTCAAAGCGATAAATCAATGAATTGAGTAAAGTTTTAAAGAAACCAGATACAATCAAACCTAAGACAACTCCAACTACAAAAACATCAAAAAGAACCGTTTGTAAAATAGCAGTATCAGATAAAGACATCATAAATTTACCCACTAAAAAGAAAACGAACCACGATCATTAGCACCATCAAATTTGTGCTCAAGACCAGATTGAACATAGTTATTCGCATATTGAATAGATTGCTGCTTATTCGGCTGTGTCTGCTCAGATGAAACATTATTTAATATTCCTGTACTAACAGACTCAGTTCGAGAGTTGGCAAAATAATTGAATGGTCTATCGTTATTTTTAATTAAACGCTCACAATCAGATTTAGACACATCCAACTTAGTCCCTTGCTGTGTATATGCCTGATATTTACCATTCATTTTGGCACATCCGGAGAAGACTGGTTTTGCAGTAACTTCGTAGTGAAGATTTTCTTGTATTTCATTGTTATCAAAAGGTTTATCAGGATTATAAGAAACCTGATAACCGTGCGGAGTAACAGAAGCATTACTATTCGTCAAATCATTAAAATATTTAACACATTCAGGTTTTTCAACATTAACTGCTTTTCTACAATCCTGCTCTGGAACAAATGCAGCCTGATCCTGAGAAGTAGTCTCTTTAGTTGCAGAAGCCGTAGGCTGTGTTTGATTTGCCTGTTTAACAGTTTTTGGTTGTTCAGATCCACCAAAGATACTTGTTAAAAAATTTGGACCATGACCAAAGATCATATTGCCAAACATAAAAACCCCAACAACAGGAATAATCAAAATTGCAAAGAGTTTAAGAGGAATACGCAACTTGACTG